CCGCCACCGCCATTCGCTCCATGACATGCGGCACAACCTGCCCATAAACTTCTAATACTGCTGAAAGGATCGCCTTCTGCCAATGCTCTTTTTCTCTGCTCAATTTCTGCAGGTGTACCATTTAATGCTACATATTCTACATAACATTGTCCAGTACAACTACTGATGCTACCTGTACCTGTGTATTCTAAATCTGGGTAAATTTTGAAACCAAAGAACATTGATATTGCAAAGGTCCCTAATAATGCCATTCCTAATTCTTTCATGGTGTAACTCCAAATAATGAAAAAATAAAGATACTAACAAGAGCGCCTAACTCAGCATGTTCCCTTACATCTTGAAATGTTGTTTTTTTAACTTGATTTTTTATGTACTCTGTCATTTTTTCTCTAGTGTTTTCCCACACTAAAAACAACAAAGATTTAATGTAGTGATGGCTACAATCTTAGGTTATAATGTAGGAGGTTGATATAAGTATCAATTATAATACTTTATAGTTTGTATTTATTAAACAATATTCAAAAGTAGTAGAAAATAGGTTGTTTTTGGGCGATTTAAAGATGAGCTTTATAATCAAATAAAAATGATAGTTCTTCCTGCTGACCTAAAAGCCTAAATTTTTCTATGAGATTATCAAAATCTGCTTTGGAAGATTTTAATCTAGCATTAATTTTTATCTGTTCTTTCTGTAAAAGTGGTTTTCTATATCTATCATTAAATTCATTATAGTTTCCAGATATGACTGCAAGATAATTTTGTAAGTTTTCAAAACCATTTGCCTGGCCAAATCTAAATGATAGTTTATTTTCTTTTAAGATAGCATTGTAATATAATTCTTTGTATCTATAATTTTGTACTATGGGACTTGCAGGAGGTAAAATTTTGTTGTTTTTTATAATTTGTTCATTTAGTACCATTGCCAGATAATAAATCTCATCACTGCCATATAGGATATTTTTTACAATACTTTTACTATTTTTTTCAGCAACTAAGTTATAAGGTAAATGAAACTTTAGGAAAAAATTTCCATCCATTACTTTATCTTTTAAATCACGAAAACCATAAATTAAACTTTGAAGTTCTAAATCTTTTGTATGAATGTTGTATAAAGGGTAAGGCATATCACCACCACAAATTATATTCTTTTCTTTAGTTTTTTCTAAAAAATAACAATGTAATCCTATTTGTGGGCTATAGCAAAAATAATTTCTACATACTGAAGCAAATACTCCACTATCAAAAAAATCTATTCCATCTATATCTGTAATTTTTAGATTAAAATTATGCTTTTTACAAAAGTTTTCTGATGCTAAAATATCATTTGAATTTATTACTTCGTCTTTCCATTTTAATCTGTAAGTAATTACATCAAATTCTACACCTGCTTCTTTTAACATTAAGCAGACAAATTGACTATCGTAGCCTCCACTTAATGCTACACTAAATCCACTGTATTTTTGTAAAGAATTGACCAATTTTTCATGTAAAGTTAAATCATCTTTAGGTGGTTTAAAAGATAAGACATACATCAAACTGTCAGAATCAAATTTTAATGCTGTGTTTTTTGTATTCATTATCATTATATGTTATTTATTCTTTAAAATATGATAAATACTTATTATAAAATTACTTGAAATTTTCAATTACTGGAGTCAAAATGGCAAATTACATAGTAGAAATGGATGGAGGCGTTCATGCAGATGCTAGTGCGGCACAAACGGCAATTACATCAGCAGGTGCTTCGATCACAACAACTTTTAGCCTTAGCCTAACATACTTAATTAGTGCTACGGCAGAGCAATTAGCCGCGATAAGTGGCGTAAAATATTCAGAAGATGCAGACGCAGATTCAGGATTAGGACTACAAAATTTTAGTACACATCATTTTAGATATTTAGATAACAGATACTACAATACAGCAAATATTGATGGTAATGTTACAGAATCATATTCATTCTCATCTTGGGAACCCAAATTCTCAGGAAATGGTAAAACAGTTTATCTAGTTGACTCTGGTATAAATGCTGGCCATGTTGAGTTTGCTAATGCTACTATAAACAATTTACATAGTGCATACGGTTCTACTTATACAGATTCCACAGGGCATGGTACTTCAATGGCAGGATTAATTGCTGGTGAAAATATTGGCCTAGCAAGAGACTGTACAATTAAAAATGTAAAATTATTTGATCAGGCTTCAGGTAATATTTCAGTAGGTAATGTTATAAATGCTCTAGATGCCGTATTATCAGATCACAATGGAAGTAATGTAGCAGACGTTAAAGTAATGTGTGCGCCATGGACAACTGCACAAAACAATCTTATTGACTCCAAGATTGGTGAACTTAATTCAGCAAATATTGTAGTAGTTGCGGCCGCTGGTAATAGTAACGATGATGTTGCTAATTACTCACCAGCAGGTGTGGCTGATATTATTACAGTTGGTGCTCATGATAACGAATTTAAAATATCAAACTTTACAAATACTGCATGGGACGGAGGCAGTGATACTACATCTTTCCCTAATTATGGTGCCGCAGTTGATATATTTACAATAGGAGAAAATGTTACAACTTGTAGTCATTTATCCTCAGTAATTTATGGTAGAGCAACCGGAACAAGCATGTCAACAGCCTTAGTTGCTGGTGGTGTTGCACAATATATTGAAAAACACCCTGGTAAGAGTTCAAATGAAATTAAGGAAACATTAATTTCAGAAGGTAGTACAAGAGGTAAATTGCGTTTAACTTTAGGTACTGGTACAACGGGTGCAAACTTAGATTTAATGAACGAATCAGTACTGCAATTAGACGCAGGTGGTTCAGATGAAACTATAAATTTCTCAAACACATTCCCTTCAGGAAGAATTTTAAATATGCAATCTGGTACAACTGCTAATGTAAATTTAGACATAAACAGTACATTAAGTAATATACATATTTTACCATTTAGTCCTTTAGCACCATGGATGAGCTTTGATGCTAACACAGGAATAATTACAGCAGATACATCAAGTTTAGATGCTAACTTGTCACCAGGCGTATTTATATTTGGTATTAGAGGTAAAACTGCATCTGAATATGTTGTGGTTGAAGAATTTAGCATTGGCGTTTATGATTCTGCAGAAAGTGAATTAACAAGTTCTAGCCAGTATTACTATGATGCAGACAATACAGAATATGATGAAGCAGAGTTTGTTACATATTCTGTTGCTGGTAGAAGAAATATAGGCGTAACCATAAAATAATTTGAGTACTTTACATTTAGACATAACGTCCAAAAGCAAGGTTTTTAATAGTTTATTACCTCAAGGTAATTCTTATTTCCATAAGTTTGGTAAAAGAAATTATCCTATTTCTGATTTAAATTTATCAAAAATTATAAGGTTTCTATCTTCAAGCAGTCTTGATAAAGTTTTTTGTAATTCTTTTTACGGCGATTCTTTAACTCATCCTAAGATTGATTTTCTTGCAACTAAATGTAAAACTTTCGAAAAAGAATTATTAGTCTTCACACATGGTAGTGAAGTTGATATGTCTGTACTTAAAGGCCTAAAAAGTAAAAATGTTACAATATATCTTAATTTATATGGTGCATTTGACTCAGCAAATTTAGTGACTCAAAATTTAAATTGGAACTATATTGAAAAACTTGTACAGTATTATCAGGAAAAACTTATAATTGAATATCATATTTTTAAACAAAATTTATCTGATATAGATCCATTAATAGACTTATGTTTAAAAAACAATGTTACCCTAAACTTTAAAAAGCATTTAAATTCAGGTTATGAGAGTATATTTGATTCAGAAGGAAATTGGCTATATGATTTAAATTCTATAGAAAACGATTATAAAAACACATTTGATATTTTTTTAAACAATGAAGATTTATTAAAGTATAAAAATAAGTTTAAAGTTGAAGATTTTAAATTGCAAAAATCTGTTCAAGGATTCTCAAATTTAAAATTTTATTTAAATAATAAATCATTAAAAAATATTTTTGAAATTACTAATCAAAGTCATATAAATGAATCTATAGATATAGAAACACAAGAAGATATGTACATAAATTTTTTAGGGTATATATTTAAAAATAAAACTTTGTATGAAGTTTTTAATCAGTGTTTATGTAATGATTGGGGGCAAGATTTTAGTAGGTATATAACATTTATAAACTCATTTGGATTTGAAAATAGTAAACAAATATTAGAAGATTTAGAAAATAGTATAGCAACAAAATATCAGTATCTCGGAAGTAAAATATTTCATGAGACATCTGGATTGAGACTAGAGTTCTTAAAAATTATACCATATATCGATTTTATTATAAAAAACCTAGAACAAAACAAATTACCTAAACTGTCTTAGTAATAGAAATATCTGATATATTATTGCAATAATCAAAAGGGCAATTGGTTTTAGTTTCTGGAAGTTGCCAATCTGTACTACCCACGTTACCAAAGTTTACAGCACCACACCAACTGCTATACATTTCTCCATTAGCATCAATGTTTAAACTTTCAAATCCTAAGTGACATTTCATACCCTTAAAATTATTTAGACCCTGATTAATTATTTGATGACTCTGCACATACTTTGCTGAACCATCTTCGTACAAAAACTCTGTCATCCACGAGGTATCTTCTACTACTTCTTCTGGTTCGTTGTGTTCAGATTCAGGCTGTGGTTCCACAGGCATAGGCTTTATTCCTGGTTTTTGCAAAACTTCTTGTTCAGCATCTGTGTAATCCCAATATGTTTCCTGCTTACTGTTACGACCTAGCAATTTTTTATACATTGTTTTAACACAAATACTTACATTATCATATCTGTTGTGTTCACAGTCCTTAAACAAATCACGTAATTCCTCTACGAATTCGCCCAATCTGAGCACGTCTCCGCCTATTCCTGCTATGTTTATGTCTATTGTAACATAATCCTTTATCTCATTTATAACATTAACAAAATGCTCTCTATCTTGGCTTAGTGGATGGTATGTAAGAACTACACCGTCCATATAATGTTTTGCTTTGCTCCACCAATTAATTGTTCTACTAGCATTAGTAAATACAACATTATGAGTATTATACTCACTTATTTTGCGTATTATATCCTCAAAACCAGGCATTACAGTTACTTCTCCGCCTATAAGTTCATAGTCTACTCTTTTACCCTGATTGTTATAATGCGTTGACAGGCGCTCTATGGCAGTCAGATAGGCGTCTAAGGGCAACCATGGCTTACTGCTGTCATGCAGAATATCAGGACAATACTCACACTTATAATTGCATTGATTACCCATATTCCATTGTATGCGAATACTATCCATAGGACCACGAGCATGTGGACCACGAACTGAGACTAGTTTGGACATTATATTCCTATGAGGACTGTTGCTGAGCCTGTATCAACTGTATGACCGCATGTCACTGTACTAAGGCCTTGAACGGAAGGAAACAAGCCTT